GCAAACACGCTCCCATGGTCTCGATTTTAATTATGCTCTGTGGGGAGCTAATACCCGTATTTCGTTGCACACGGTCCCTTGGAATTCTGATTACCGGGACGTTGTCCGGTTTGAGAATCCGGCGGCACTGGATGACTGGTTGTTGAATGACTCCGGCCCACAGATCACCATTCCTAACGCGACGTATGCGCGTTTTGGTCAGCCTATCGCCCTGGACATCCCGTTCAATATCGCCCAGCGGTATAACTACATCCGCGCGTTCAACCCGGCACAGCCCATAGACGGCGACGTTGACCGCGCGTTCTATTACTTCATCGGCGCTCCCGAGTACGTTAACCCCAGCACCACCCGGTTCATGGTGCAGTTGGATGTGTGGCAGACATTCGGCTACGGCGTGACATTCGGGAATTGCTACATCGAGCGCGGCCACGTCGGCGTGGCGAATGAGAACCAGTTCACCGATTTCGGGCGCGAATTCCTCACCATCCCGGAAGGCCTGGATGTGGGCGGGGAGTATCAGATCATCGACCAGTGGTCCACCACCCTGGCAACCGCCCGGAACGTCTCCCCGCTGACCAACGCCTATTCCATCATGGTTACATCCACGGTGAAACTGACCGGCGACCCCGGAACCGTCGGCGATCCGAAGCTCAACTCGTCGGACGGTTCCCTGTTGGAGAACTTGCCCAACGGCGCGGAAACCTATATTTTCGACACCTTGCAGGACTTCCGCGACTTCATGGGCGCGTACTCGGATAAGCCGTGGATCACCCAGGGAATCATCCGCATTGCCGCTATCCCGTCCATCGACTTCTACGCCATGAACACCACCGTAACCACCCTGGGCGGTGTTGACGTGCGCGAAGTGAACGCCGGCTCACTCACCAACCGCAAAGTGGAGATGGGGCATAACTGGCGCGACACCATCACACTGGGTCATGAGGGCCGGTACAACCACCTGAAAAAGTTGCTTACGTATCCGTATTGCATGATTGAAATGACGGCGTACACGGGTACCCCGCTGGTGATTAAGCCGGAATCCTGGAATGATCCCCACGCGTCAGTGGTGGAAGTTCCCCACTTTGCGGAACCCGGCCCCCGGCTCCTGTTCTACCCGTACCGGTACAACGCCGCCTCACCCGGTGCTGACCCCACAACGGACGCGTACGGCGTGTTCAACGACGGTGGGGAATTCTACGATTTCGCCACGGGGATCTTCAATTTCCCGACGTTCTCACTCGTGAATAACGGGTACATGGGTTTCATGGCGGCGAACGCCCACGGCATCGCTTACCAGCACAGCAGTGCCGACTGGTCACAACAGCGCGCGATGCAGGGCAATGAAGTATCCGCCGCCCAGGCCACGGCAGGAATCGCGACATCACAGGGGATCAACCAACAGAGCATCAACGCCGCGAACCAGCAGGCCAACCTTGCCAACCAGACAGCCGTGTACCGTGGCGCCGCCAACGTCCTGTCCGGCGGATTGCAGGCCGGGATGAACGGGGCCGTAGCCGGGCCGGCGGGTATGGCCGCTGGTGTGGCGCTCAACGCCGCCGGCACCGCCGCATCAGTGGCTATCGAAGCCAACCAGCGGAACCAGTCCGTGGGCATCGGCAACCAGCTTTCAGCCGGCACAAACCGATCACAGAATGAACTGTCCGGTTTCACGCGCGACACGAACAAGACGTACGGGGATTACGCCGCCCAGGGCGACTACCAGAATGCCATTGCCGGGATCAACGCGAAGGTGCAGGACGCGCGGCTGATCCAGCCGACCACGTCGGGACAGGTGGGCGGCGACGCGTTCAACCTGGCCACGTACAAGTGGGGTTATGACCTGAAAGTCAAGATGATTCAACCGTCAGCATTGGCGGCTGTTGGTGAATACATGTTGAGGTATGGTTATGCTGTAAACCGTTTCGGCAAAATGCCCGCAAGTTTTCAGGTAATGGATAAGTTCACTTACTGGAAATTGCGGGAAACGTACATTACCGCCGCCGCGTGTCCCGAAATGTTTAAGCAGGCATTGCGGGGAATCTTTGAAAAAGGCGTGACCGTATGGAGCAACCCTAGCGACATCGGCACCATTGATATTGGGGACAATGTCCCCTTGGAAGGTGTGATCCTGTAAATGGGACGTACTGATCTTGTATTGACCAATTTCTATAACCCGCATCTCAACGGCGGGCGCCGGATGAACAACCCCGTAAAGAACCAGCAGGCGTACACGGAAATGATGCTCCGGCGCGTTATTTCCGAAATGTGCATGAACCGGTTTGAATGGAAGGGACTTCCCGATTCCGTTAACCCGCGATTCCTGGAACTGGAAATGTTGCACCGGGGAATGTGCGTCTACTACCACGACAAAATTACCGGGAAAGACGTGGTAGCCCAGGGTTCCGGCGTCGGCGCGCTCAACGCGTTTGATGATCCGATTTCGTTTAACGTCATCGGCTCCAACCGTGAACCGTTGGAACTGTCAGCGAAAAAGGCTGTAGGCATTTACGCCAACTACCTCCGGACCCCGGAAACGGATGTCATCGAAATGTACTCGATGAAAATCGCCAAGTTTGACCGGACAATTGAAATTACCGGCGACAACATGCGCCAGCCGAAAGTCATTAAAGCGAAGGAATCCCAGCGGCTCACATGGTCAAACCTCAACCGCCAACACGAAGAGGGGCAGGGCGTCATCATGGCCGCCGAAACCCTCAACCTGGATGACATCGAAGTCCTCGATTTGGGCGTACCGTCCGGGTACCTGTCAGACCTGCAAACCGCGCGCACCCGGCTGTGGAACGAGTGCATGGGAATGCTGGGCATCAACCACGCCAACCAGGACAAGAAGGAGCGGCTGGTATCCTCCGAAGTTGGCGCCAATGATGAACAGGTGGACGCCATGAAAAACGTGGCCCTCAATGAGCGCCGCAACGCCGCAAAACGCATCAACGCCATGTTCGGAACCAGCATCAGTGTGGACTACTACACGGAGCCGGAACCGGCCGGCGAAGCAACGGACGCAAAGGACACGGAGTAATGGCTACAGCAACGATGTATCTAAAAGACGTGTTGGAGATGGAACCCGACATCGGCCTAAGCAAGTATCCGCTGTTCGATGAAGCGTACCGGCCGGCGCTCAACCAGAAAATCATCGACCATTTCTGGAACCGCGAAATCGGACAGGAAACCATTTCCCTGTTCACCCACCAGTTGCGGGTACGCATGAATAACATCATGCCGTTGTACAACCAGCATTATGAAGCGTCGCGCATCAAGTTTGACCCGCTCAAAACAATTGACATGAAAAACGTTGGCGAGTCTGACAGTACCGCCACGAGTACCGCCAACAGCGCTACAACGTCGGCGTCTGACGCGAAATCGCGCGCCGTCAATTCAGACCATCCCCAGGAACTCCTGTCCGCTTCCGGGGATTATGCTTCCAGTTCCGGGGACACCATCGGCACATCATCCGCCACCGGCTCCACCGACAACACCGGCTCCAACACCCAGAGCACCAAAAGCGAAGGCGGGGTTTCCGGTTTCCAGGGGAACGCGGCGGCGGTGATCTTCCAGCTACGTGCAACATTCGTAAACGTAGATATGATGGTCATCAACGAACTGGAAGATTTGTTCTATGGTCTTTGGGGCAACGGCGACGATTTCACCACCAACAGAAACGGATACGGATATGACTATTTCTACCCTTATTTTTCCTAGCAGGTTGGACCCGATAAGCAACATCACCGGTTTTACATACCGGACGGGTTCCACGTATCAGGAAATCCTTATGCGCCTTTCCGAGTACATCCAGACCACCATGCCGGAGGAATTCAACGGCGCGTTGGGGAAGTTCTTCACCGACTTTACCGCCGCGCTGGGCGACACCCAAACGAAGGTAGCCGCCGACAAGGCGGAACAGGACGCCGTCATTGGCGCCGCGATTGCGGCGCTCAACTCCGGACAGGACACTTTCGAGGATCACATCAACGGGCTGGTGGATGTCATCAACAACAAGACCGGCCCCGTTGACATCCAGCGCTTCACCCTGGACGGGTCCGCCGAAATCACCGTCGATCCGGAATGGCCCACCAACCAGCCGGTTGATGTGGTTGTCACCCAGGACGCCGCCGGCAACCACCCGGTGATCCTGGGCGCCATGATTGAGGGCGCCGTACGCGTGAACACGTGGGCCGGTGCGGAGACCGCGTTCACGCTGGTTCCCGGCGGCGACGGCGTCTGGACTGTGGTGCAGGTACCGGCGCTGGTGGAAACCCGCTCCCGCGCCGCGGAACGCGTCAGCGCGAAACGTCCCCTTATCGGTGCGCGTGTTTCCATGCCGGGCAACGCGGATGAGCTCCCCGGCGCCCAGTATTTCGACGAAACCAAACGGCTTGAAACGGCCATGGGCGCCCGGTTCGATATGGTCTCGTGGTACGGGGCCGTTAACGCCGACGTTGTCAACCGGTACCGGGCGGAAGTCATCCCGGAACTGACGGCGAACCCGGACCGCTCCATCATGTACGCGCTGGAAATCTTCCGGACCAATGACGCGTTCCTGGCCGAATTTGATGCACACGGCGACGTGTACGGCTACCTTGTGAACCTGTTCACTCTCGTGAGGGATTCGGGAACGGATGACCGCGTGGCGTTCGCCCCGTTCCACGAGGGCAACGGGGCCGGCGGAAACTACCCGTGGGGGATGTACGCGGAAGGCAACAGCGTTGCCAAGTACGCCATGTGCTATCAGCGCGTGGTCAGCCTTGCGCGTTCCCTGGGTCTCCGCTCCAGGTTCATTCAGTGGTTCCTCACGTCCAACAGCGGCGGCGCCGACGATTCCCGGGACATCGCCAAGGGCTACGTCGGCGATGCGTGGGTGGACATCATCGGTGTGTCTTACTACAACCGTGCAACAGACGGGTCCACCGAAACCGCTGTGGGCGGGACGCTGACCCGCTTCATGCGCCACGTGGAAGCCATGACATCCAGGCCCGTGTGGATCTGTGAAACCGGGTGCTACCCGTCCCTGTCCACCCACGACAAGGGGGTGTGGTACTCGGACCTCATTAAGCTGGCGGCATCGGATACGTTCCCCCGGCTGGAAGCCGTGTGCCTGTTCATGGTGGATTCTGACGCGCTCACATCCAAGACCCTGGAAAACGCGGAACAGAAACGCCGCGTGGGTGAAGCGATTAACGCCGTCCACCGGACTGGCCGGTACGGGAACCCCGCCGACCTGACGCGGAACCTGATTCCGCGCTCCATCGCCGTCCCTTCCAAGGCGTCCGACTGGGTGCAGTACAAGGCCGCGGGACTCCCGGACCTGGGCATCACCATCAGCACCGACGTACCGGATGATGTGGACAAGGGCGACACGTCGCTACAGATCACCAAACCCCTCTCTACCGGCATCAGCACCGATTACCGGGTGTACCGGCCAGTGGCCCCGGGTGACGTTGATTTTGAAATCAACCGGGTCCACACCACCGGTTTCTGGGCAAAAGCATCCTATGACGGGTTCCGCATCGGCTTCGGTATCCGGCAGTCCGGCGGCAACCTTGTCGCCGGGGATTCCCGGATCGAGCTGTCCACCCAGTGGGAGTATTACAACACCCCCTTTGCCACCGGGATTGACCCGGGGTCCGCATGGCAGTTCCCCCACATGTCGTTTGGCGACAATGGGCCGGCAGGCTGGTTCCGCATCACCGGAATGCAGATCAGCCGCGGATCGCACCCCACACCGGACATTACCAAGGTGCTGGTTCCCCGGGTGCGGACCGCCGACGCGGCGCCGGCAACCGTGACCGTGAACTGTGAGAACGCCGACACGTGGATTGTGACGCTCGCGGGGGACCGGCAGATCAACGCACCGGTGGGCGCCGCCTACGACGGGCAGACCATCACTCTCCGGGTGCGCCAGGACGGCACCGGTTCGCGTGTCCTGTCCCGCTCCACGGACCCGCGCTGGTTTGTATCCTCCGAATCCCTCACGGGAGCGCTGACCACGGCGCCATTTTCGCAGACCCTTGTGACGATGTTGTATTTCGCGGATCAGGACAAGTGGGGGATCACTAAGGTTACGCGCATGAATTTCTGACGATTCACGAAAACGGACCGCATGTATTGCATGCGGTCCGTTTTCATGTAAACTCAGTGCATGGGAAAGTACAGAATCATCGAAGGCACCGGGCACCGGATCATCCTGGAATCCACGCTCGACACCATCCAGGCCGCTAACAACAGGCTCCGGATGCTTCGGAAGCACAACCCTGGCACGGCGTACCGGGTAGAGCCGGCGCCGGCGTACCGGCCGCGCCCGGAATGTGTCCCCATCCCTAAATTCACGGTTTCACGGATTCCCGCGTAAGTATTGCATGAGATTATTTTCTGTGGTATTCTTTTATCAGAAGCAAGGACAACTCCACAGAGAAAAGAGCAGACATCATGGGACGCTACGCAGACTCCTACCGGGCCAAAGAATCCGCCGCAAAGCTCGAAGCATTCAACAAGACGTTCGCCGGCCAACAGCGCATCATCGAAGAATGCCGGCGCACCGCAAACCACACCCCGGTTTTCGATCCCCGCTACAACCACACATTCTGCACAACATGCGAAGAACAGCTCGACTAGCAACAATGGCCCCCACCGCAAGGTGGGGGCCATTTTGTTTGCCCTGCTATTCTCAACATCATGACGTACGACGACACAGCCAAAAAACTAGCCGTAAAAGTAATCGGCACCGTTGAATCGAACCTGAATTACGGTTCGATCAACTACAGCGACCCCATCACGGTGGGCGTTGCCCAGTGGTACGGCACACGAGCCGCCGGCGTCCTGGCCGCTATGCGGTCCGGGAACCCGGGCGCGTGGTACGGCGTCGCCGAGTCCCTCAACAACCAGTTACTCAGCATCGACCCCGCCAGCACGTTTTGGAACAGCCGGTACCTGACCCGCGCCGAAGGTGATTCCCTCGCCGGCGTACTTACCCGGAACCAGACAATCCAAAACAGCGTCCTGACCACGGACCTCGAAGCGTACAAAACCACGGCCATTGCCTACGGTTTCGATCCGGACGCCAACACGGGCACCGTCATTTTCTTTTTCTCGATGCACCACCAGTCCCCAGCGTCGGCGCTGGAAGTGGTGGAAACCATCGACACCACCGCCACGCTGGATCAGATTTACGCCGCCGCACTGGCGCACCCGGTGTTGGGGCAATACGGCGCCCGGTACCGCACCACGTACGACCTCATCAGCGCGGCGGACCTGTCCGGCGTTGATCCGGCACCGGAGGAACCGGCGGACCCCACCAACGGCAATGTGCGGTACATCACACTTGTAGGGGACCAGTTACATGTGCGGTTCGCTGATACGGAGACCGTGACGTTCCTCCCGGACGGGCGCGGGCACTGGATAGGTCGCCGGCCCGCCACGCCGCCCACGCCGGTACAGCCGGCCCCGCCGGCCGGTTCCTGGGTCCACCCGCTCCCGGGCGCCGTCATGACCAGCGGCTACGGACCGCGGCCCACCCCTCCCGGATCCGCCGACATTAACGGCGGCTTCCACTTCGGCTGTGACCTGGCCCACGCCAGTGGAGCGCCGGCCGGCAACGTCCTGGCCCCGTGTGACCTTGTCATCACCGTTGCGCGCGCGTACAGCACGGCGAACCCGGACCGGGGAACCGCCGGCAACTATGTAAAGGGCCACACCCCGGACGGTAAATACACGTTCAATTTCTTCCACCTTGCATCGGCGCCCGCCGTCACGGCGGGAGACACCGTAACCGCCGGAACCGTCCTGGGTGTGGAAGGTGCAACGGGGAATGTGACGGGCAGGCATTTACACCTGGAATGCTACAATGGTGCAATTACTGACCCGTGGCCACCACCCTACGGGAACCCAATTGACCCGCTACCCGTATTGCGCGCACACGGCGTCATTATTTAGAACAGGCGCCAAAATTTCATGGGACTAACAAAAGAACAGATACTAGCGTATTACGACTACTCCAAGATTATGTCGTTCAACGCGTACTACAACATCATCATTGGTGCGCGTGGTCTGGGAAAGACCTTCGGCGCTAAGAAACTTGTCATCAGCCGTGCAATTAAAACCGGCGAACAGTTTGTCTACTTACGCCGCTACAAAGACGAATTGAAAGTCTCCAAAGATGCGTTCTTTGCAGACATCGCCGAAGAATTCCCGGACTGGGATTTCCGCATCAACGGCTACAGCGCCGAAATGGCGCCCGCCGATTCACGCGACGTGAAGGGAAGGGAATGGCAGACTATAGGGCACTTCGTGGCACTCTCCACAGCACAATCCCGGAAGGGTGTTTCATATCACGCCGTCAAGTGGATTCTGTTTGATGAATTCATCATCGAAAAAGGTGCAACACACTATCTTCCCCAGGAGGATGTGGCGTTCATGAACTTCTACTCCACCGTTGACCGGTGGAAAGACAAGACACGCGTCTTTTTCCTGGCCAACGCCGTCTCCATGATGAACCCCTATTTTCTGGCGTGGGACATCAAGCCGGATGAAGAGGGCGAATTCGTGAAGCGCCGCGACGGCTACATAGCATGCCACTTTGCGGACTCAGCAGAATTCAGCAGGGGAGTCTACCAAACCGCATTCGGCAAGTTCATTGCCGGCTCAGAATACGCGGATTACGCCGTGGGGTCTGAATTTGCAGACAACCATGACCACCTGTTGCAACTCAAAACAGCCGCCGCCAAATACGTGTACACCATCGAAACGAAACACGGGCTGTTTAGTGTGTGGCTTGACGGGGTTAACCGCAAGTTCTATATTCAGGAGCGAAGGCCGAAGCAGGAAATAGTTTTCACGCTACTAACTGACAAAATGGCGGAAGGCAAGACGCTGATACGCTACAATGACAAATTAGTGCAGACACTACGCACGGCGTTCAACAACGCAAATACTCTGTTCGACAACGCAAAAACCCGCAACGCATTCGCGGAAATTTTCAAACGATAACACTAGGGGACACAATTGAATATCAGGAACCCGGAAACCCGGAAATATCTTTACAAGGTCTGCATCGCCGTGATCCTGCTCCTACAAGTCATGCGGCTAGTCCCGGGGGATTACGTGACATCCATCGTGAACGTGGCAACCGCCGTGTTCGGCATCGGCGCGCCGGCCCTGGCAATCCCCAACACCCCTGACGGCCGGAACGAACTGTGAGCGCCGCGCCCACTGAAACGTCGCCCGTTGTCGCCACCAACATAGACGTGGCGGTTGCTGTTCTCACGGAAAAGGTAACCCAGGTGATTGGAGACCACGAGCGCCGAATCACCAACCTGGAACAGCGTCAAAACGGGAGCGGAACCCGCGCGGCGTCCTATGTGGCGCCGTTCATTGCCGGCGCCGCCGTGTTGATTGCCCTGGCCGATAAGGTCCGGTGGAACTAGTGAAAGCGTACATGGACCCTTTCCCCCGGGGGACAACGGTAACCCAGGAATTCGGTTCAAACCCGGGAGGGTTTAATCCCGCCGGCGGGCACACCGGACGGGACTACGCCGTACCCGTGGGAACGCCGGTACGCGCCGCCGGAGACGGCGTGATTGAGTTGTCATCCTGGGTGGCTGACAACTACCTTGCCAACGCGTGGTGGCTCACCCGCTACGGCGGCGACATGCTTGTGTTGAACTGTGGCGATAATGAGCCGACGTTCATTTACGCGCACCTGTCAGACTCCACAGCGGAAGTGGGCGCCCGTGTCCGTAAGGGGCAGATTATCGGATGGACGGGGAACACCGGAACCGCCACCACCGGCCCCCACTGCCACGTGGAAGAACTGCCTCCCCGCTGGGCGCTGGACAACGGCACATACGGGCGCGTAGAACCCGTATTCACCGAATACTATTCCTACATTCCTATTGCGCCTCAATCGGCGCCGACAACCAAAGGATCTAAGTTCATGGCCGAAACAGACTTCATCAACAAACAGCAGGCCGAAGATATTTGCCAGCGCACCGCAACGCTAGTGCTGGAAAGAATCGCCGGCGTTCTTAACGGCGTTGTCGTGACCAACAAGCAACAGGCCGAAGACATCGCCCAGCGCGCCGCCGCACTCGTGAAGGGCGCCAAGTGACTACCGTCCGCATCAAATTCGCGCGGCCCACCGCCACCGGGACCGACGCGCCCGCCGTCGCCCACATCGAGGCCGTCCCCACGGCGCCGCGCACCATCGAAGGCGCACCGGACACCATCGTGATCCCGGCGCCGTTCACGTTCGACACCAGCAACGGCGGAACCGCTGACATTACCCTGGCGCCCACCGACGCCGGCTGGTGCTGGAAAATCACCGTCACCATTGCCGGCGTATCCTCCTGGACCGAATACGTCAGCATCCCGGACAACCCGGACGGCATCGACTACGCCGACCTGGCCCGCGTTGACCCCGAAACCCTGGACCCCATCCTCACCCCGGAGCCTGCATGGTGGGCGGAAATCGACACGCTGAAACAGGCCGGCGGCGTGAAGGGCGACACCGGAGAAACCGGCGCCAAGGGCGACCAGGGCGACAAGGGCGACAAGGGCGACAAGGGCGACAAGGGCGACACCGGAGAACCCGGCAACGACGGCCAAAACAGCACAGTCGCCGGCCCCACCGGCGCCACCGGTGCGAAGGGCGACAAGGGCGACAAGGGCGACAAGGGCGACAAGGGCGATTCTAACGACGACACGGCGCTCTACATCAACGCATCCAAGGCGCCGTGGAACATCGTTGCGGACTACGTGTCCCCCGCCAACAAGGGAACAGACAACGGCCCCGCGTTGGCGGCGTTGGCGGCGTATGTGAAATCGCTGGCGCTCCCGTTCGCCCCCGTCATCGAATTCCCTAGCGGCGGAATCCGCACCACCCAGGGAATCAACTGGTACCGGCCCAATGCGCCGCGCCGTGATCTTGTCATGCGCGGTCAGGACCAGTTGGCTACGGTCATTGTTTCCGATTACTACGGCGCCGGCTCTGTGGTGTTCGACACCCGTGACCCGCTCAACGCCACGCGCACATCCCCGACAACGCTCCACAACATCCAGTTCACGTCGGTTGACCGCAACGGCGCCGTGCCCGTGTTCCTGGCCATGGGTGCGTGGGGGGAATCGCGTAGCTACGGGCTCCGGTTCGGTCCGTCCAACAACATGCACTCGTCATTCTCGTCGGTGCAAAACGTCGAAATCGGCGACATTACCTCCTTCTACGGCGGACACCACTTCAACTACAAGGCAACCGACGCGCTCACATTCAGCACGACAACGGGCGGCGCCGTCACGGCATCCGCGCCGATCTTTAGCGCGGGTGACGTGGGGAAGCTGTTGAACATCTTCCCGTCCAACGAGGATACCAACGTCAAATACACCATCACCGCCGTTGCAGACTCCACCCACGCCACCGTGGCAGGTCCGCAACTACTGGCAACCACCAACAGCCGCGGAACGTTCAACGCCGCCGAAGGTTCAATAACCAGCGGTTCCAACGTGTTCACCGCCGACGCACCCTGCTTTACACCCGACGACGTTGGGCGCGTCATCCACGTCATTGGCGCCCGTGCCGGCTCCTGGGGCGACGCGAACCTTCGCGCCACCATCCAGAGCTACACCAACGCCACCACAGTACAGTTGGACACCACAGCGACGCGCACCGTCACCCGCACCGAATTCAGCACACCCGCCATGGAAATCTACAGCAACGCCGGCGTGGGAACGCTCAACGCCGACACCAACGATTTCAAAATCTCCACACTCCATATCGAAAACTACTACGGCGTAGGACTCATCACCACGCCAAACGTATTCGTACATATTGACAAGATGAAGATTCACGGCGAGCATGACCCCGTGGACGCGCGCCACTCCACATCGGCCATGTGGATGGACGACTACGCCGGAACCATTCACGGCGAATTCGACGGTGTTGCCACCGGCCGTGAACGCGTTCACATTTCCAACCTTAATGACACCGTCACATTCGAATGGCTGGCAACACGG